CTGGATCCTCGCCCGGTCCTCCGGCGTCTCCGCCTCCAAAAACTGTTGGGCCAGGTCCGGGTCAATCTCGATCCCCTCATACTCCGGCAGCCCGGTCTCTCGGTTTACCTTCGCGTTCTTCCGAATCTGGCTGTCCAGGTTCTCCACCTGTTTGGACATGGCATACAGCTGGCCGGAGGGGGTCATTTTATTGATGAGGTTGAATGCTTGGAGAGACTGGCCCAGGGCCTTTCCATAGCTCACCATCTCCGAGGCAATGTCCATGGCCGTGATGGCGTCCCCACTGTTCACCGCGTTGTTGTACAGGGTGATGCCCAGGGCAGAGAGGTCCTTGTTGAACCGGCCCGCCTTCATGTCACTCATCCAGTCCTCTTTAGCCCGCTGGAATCCCTTTTCCTGAATGGTCTGCTCCGCTCGGTTGGTGGCCCGCTGGTCCGAGTAGGCCATCCGGGAAAACTGCCCGCTGGCCAGCGCGTCTTCCATCTGCTGGGCAAATTCATTGGGGGTGATGTTGGCGTTGAGCAGGGTGGATGCTGTCTTGCTGGTCAGCCTGCCCTGGGGGTTCACCCGGGGCACTTCCGAAGGGGCCCGCCCCCGGTTCTTCACAGTGGCCTCTGCCGCCTGCCGGTTCACAGGGTGGAATCCGCTCTCCGGCGTCTCAGCCTGCCAGTTGGCAAACTGTCCTGCGCCGCCCACGGACATGGCCCCCCGGCCCTCCGGCAACTCGGGATTGACAGTTACGCCCTCTTCTTGTATAATATTAATAGAAGGCGAAACTGTGTCGCCGGAGTTGCCTTGACGGGCGCCGGTCCAGAACGACACGGGGTCGCCTTCCTCATTTGTCAGGACAACCTCGTGCAGATAGTACCGGCCCGCCGTGTCGGTGCTGTTGTTGTCTCTCCGCACCACCACGCCGACATCATAGTCTTCTCCGTTGATCTTTACACGACCGCCAATGGTGACGGAGCCATACCCCCGGTCCTTCCAGTCCGTCTGCTCGTCAATGATTTGACCGTCCTCAATGACGGTTGGGACGGCAGCAAAGGTGATGGCCTTGTTCCGGCCAATCCCGTGGGCCACCGAGGTTCTGGCCCCTCTCCGAGTCAGGGCAACGTCCCCGAACCCAAGCCGAGTCACGCGGTTTCCGAGAGACCGGAAGAAGTCCGACACCTGGTCGCTCAGTCTGCGGGAGCGGTCGGAAAACTCGTTCCCGGTCAACTCCATCAGCACACCGCCGTCTGCGATCGTGTCCCGGTTTTTCCGAATCACGTCCACCACACTATGGTTGACGCGGTTGCTTTCGTTTGCTACACTATCAAGAGATGGCGACGTTGCGTCGCTGGGGTAGCCTGCAAGGGTCCTGGTCTCGATCGGCGCAACACCGCCAACCTCCCCAGTCGCACCTGCATTTCCTGCGGGTTGCGCCTGGGGGTTTTCTTCGCCCATTCGCGCCTCCCACTCCTGCCGAAGCTGCTTCTCCGTAACCTCCCCGGCATCCATGGCAAGTGCATTTTGCCGAAGGTAGTGCTCGAAGGAATCCCTTGTCACCGCCCCGGGAATGGCCTCCTTTGCTTGGAGATAGGCTTCATTGGGGCCCACCCGCTGGTCCGGGTTCCCCAGGGCCTCGTTGGGTGTGTATCCCTCCGAAAGCATCTGGTCCAGGATCAGTTCCACCTTCTTGGCGGCAGCGTAGTTCTCCTGCCCCCGGTCTGCAATGATGTCCTGGCACACCTGGATGATCTCCTGACGGGAGAGGCCCAGGTCCGCCGCCCGCTCCAGGGCCTCGGAATACCGGGCCACAGTCCCCTTGCCCTTCTGGTTACTCTGGGTTTCCAGGCTCCAGTTGGCGTCCTCCATCAGAGCCCGGGCCGCCTGGACATAGTAGGGGTGCAGCTGGGGATGGTCAAACTGGAAGGCTTTGACGGACCGGTTCCCCACATCCTCGGTGGTCCGGTTGTCGATATGGTTCTCCGGGGTGTTGTAGTCTGTGGAAACCTCGCCGGACTCCACCCGCCGGGCCTGGAGGATCCCGTTGTACTCATTCTGAATCTCGTCCAGTTCCGACCGCAGCGCTTGGTAGTTCTCCGGCGTTTGCAGAGACAGGTCTTCCGATGCGGCCTGGGCCCGCTGCATATAGTCCTGGTACCGCTGCTGGTATCTGGCTTCCCGTTCCGCCAGGGTTTGGGGCGCTTCCGGTGCGGGGGCCGTATCTGCCTCCCGTCTGGCGTTCCGCTCAGCGGCAGCCTGTTCCACCACCTGATTGAGGACCGACTGGGGCCCCTGGGGTTCCTCCGGCTCCATTCTCGCCGCCTGCTCCCGTTCCCGTCGGGTCTCCTGGATAGTCTGGAGCAGGGGGTTTCCCGGGGTGCTCGGCATCTGCGCCTGGGTCTCCCGGGTGACCTCCTGTACCGCCCGTCTGGCTGCGTCCTGCGCGGCGGCAGTCCCCCCTCGGGTTCTGCCCCTGGCAGCCGTGGTCCCGCCCGAAAGCGCAGACCGCCGGTAAGGGCCCCTACAGCTGCCCCCTCCAGCAGGTCTTGCAGGGAGAACTCCGCTTCCGGGTCCCTGGCCGCCACGTCGGCGGCATAGTTCAGAGCATAGGATGCCGACTCCTCCGTGGCCTCAATGCCCGCCTGGCGGGCCATGTTCCGCAGCCAGGACGCGCCGCCAGCGCCCCTGGCAATGCGCAACAGGTTCCCGATGGGGATTTTCTCTGTGACCCCTTCAATGGCACCGGAGACAAGACCGCGTCCAAGGGCCTCCGTGCCAGACTCCCCTCTGGACAGCAGTTCTCCGGCCTTGCCGCCTGCGGCCTGGGCACCCATCAGCGCGGCACCGGCGGCAGGACCGGCCACAACGGAAAGGCCCAGGGCAGGAGCCATCCCCAGGGCAGACATGGCGGCCTGGTTTACCAGCCGCCCAAAGGGGCTGTCGATGCTGTTCTGCACCGTCTCCTGCTGCTGGGCCGCCTGACGAAGCCGCCATTGCCCCTCCGACCAGGGATGCACTTCCTCCTTGGCCCGGAGTTGTTCTACCATCTCCCGGGCCTTCTGGGCGTTCTCTTCCGCCTGTTTTCTGGCTTCCTCTGTCTGGGCCGTTCTGGCTTGCCTGTCCCAGTAAGCAGCGGCATCCTGGTTGCTCTGGTATGCTGTATTGTTCCGGTTGCTGATGGCCTCCCGTGTGGCGGCATGGGCCGCCTCACCGAGGCTGAGAAGGGAACCCGTGATCTGGTTCCAAATGGCGGGGAAGAAATTCCGCTGGCCCTCCGCCTCCAGTTCCGTGGGGGTGTAAATCGGCCGCCCGTGGGCGTCGGTGCGTTTCACGGTGGGCTCTTTAGACCGCAATTCCCGGATCTTGTCCAGGTCGTAGCTGTTCTGGGTTAGACGGACATTCTGCCCCAGGATTCTTCCCGTCTCTTTCAGTTCCTCGTTTCCGGTCTCTTCCCCCAGTTCATACAGACGCTTTGCCGCGCGAAGGGCCTGCTTCCCTTCGGCGGTCATAATCTGGTTTTCCTGTGCGGTCAGTTCAGGGAGGATGCGGTCAGCCCCGCTGCCGCCGCCGGAATACCCAGCCAACGCCCGCTGGTACTCCGCCATGAGATGGGCTTGCTCCTGAAGCTGCCGACCCTCTTCCTCAAATCCTTCCCGGATCAGCTGCGTTCCCTCGTCATACTGCTCCTTGGCATCCTGGATGATGTCCCGGGAGAGGTAGCCCAACCGCTGGTCCGATGCACTCAGCGGGTATTGCAGGTCCCTGAGTTCCTGACGGTAGGCCGCCCGGGCCCGGCGGTCCGTGGTCCGGCTCAGCTTTTCCTGAAGTTCTGTAATGCGGGTCTGTCGCTCTTCTCGCTCCCTGGCCTCCCGGCGGGACTCTGTTGCCTGGTTCCGCCGTTCATTCTCTTCCATGCCAGCAATGCCGCCGGGAAGAGTCGCGTCTGCTCTGGAACGCAGTTCTTCCAGCTGTTGCTGGTACCGCTTCCGAGCGTTGCTGTCTGTGCTGCTGCTGATCTTGTCTTGGAGTTTCTTCGCTTGGGTGTCATATACCGCCTTGCCCAGCTTCGCCCCGTAGGAGTTCTGCTTCTTCTGGGTGTTTTTTCTGGTCCGGTAGTCTTGGTAAAAGTTCCCGGTGAAGACTCCGTTGTTTTTGGAGTTGGACGAACTGGAAGAGGGTTTCTTACTGGAACTGGACGAACTTCCCTTGTTGTTCCCCTTGTTCTTGTTCGCCTGGCCAACGGTGTTTTGGAGCCATTCGTCCGGGGTCATAACACCAAGTTTCATGTTCAACGGCAAGGGAATCCCTCCTTATGCGGTGGCATATGCGGCAAGGTTCGGGTTCATGGCCGCCCACGCCTTTCTCATCTGTTCCACCTGATCCTGGGAATACCCCAGGGCCAGGTACCCGGAGAAGTTGCCGAAGGCCGCCAGCGTCTCCGCCCGGTCCAGCAGTTCCTGGTAGTTCTGCTGGTCCGCGTTCTGGTTGAAGTCGGCAATGTCCTGGTCCAGATATGCCTGGTTCAGCCAGCGGTCGGTGTCCAGCTGGGCCTGGAGCTGGGCGGTGTCCACCACGCTCTGGGCCTGCTGCCGGTATTCCTCCAGAAGGGCGGCGGCTCTCTCGTACTCGTTGTTGGCGATGGCCTCCGCAATGGAGTTCTGGTAGCTCACTTCCAACTGGTTCAGCTGTAGCTGCATGTCCGCAATGGCGTCTGCCTCGCCCCGGCGCAGGGAGCCCAGGTCATTTTGCAGCTGAGTGGAGAAAGCCAGGGACGCCTGCCCGTTGACGCCGGAGCCAAGCCCCGTAGCAGCGGCGTACTCATTCCACCGCAGCCTGTCCCGCTCCGACTGGGCGGCCACCGCGTTCCTCTGGTCCTGGTACTGCTGGGGGATCCCAGACATGGCGTGTTCAATTTCCAGCCGGGACTGGTCGTAGGCGTTCTGTAGCCCCGCAATGGCCGCATCCAGCGCAGCGTCGTATACGTCGTTAGTAGGATCAATTTGCGCCTCGTAGCTGGGCAGAGTCACGTTGGGCAGGCCCACGTTGGGCAGGTGCCCCTCCGGCAGTTCAATGGGCAGGTACATGGACCCGTCGCCGCCGCCGGAATAGCCGTACTTCTCCCGGATGGCCTGGGCCGCCGCGTGAAGCTGCTGCTTGAGGGCTTCGTCCCCACGCATGTTGGCCTGCTCCCACGCCGCCTGGAGGGATTCAATTTTCGCCTTGTCGCTCTCCGAAAGCCCCTGGTCGTTCCAAGTGCCCATGGGGATGTAGTTCCCGTTGGCATCCACCGCACCGCTGGTGGCCCGGGAGGGGACCTTAATGGACCACAGACCATTGGTGGGGTTATAGCTTGCCCCCGGGGTGTTCGGGTCCACCACCAGATAATTGCCCCCGGCGGTGATGACGGTGTCGCCGATGTTGGTCCCTGCCGGGGCGTTGCCCCCTTCGGCCACGTTGACATACCGGCCCGTCTCGTAGTACCCGCTGGGGGTGTCGTAGCTTCCGTTCCCCGTCTGGGTCGTGTTGGTCCCTTGGCTCCCAGACGCAGAGGAAAGGGGAGCGACGCTCCCGTTCGACCCCTGCGTGGCAAGCCCATTGGTGGTTCTGGCCGCAGCCGATGTGCCCCCGGCATTCACTGGGGCATTGGTTACGTTCACCGCATTGGTGTTCTGTTTCGTAGTGGTCGTGGGCATAACGCTCCCCCTTTTCTCATTTAGTTTGTATGGCGAACCCGGTCAATCTTCTCCCGGAGTTCAGTTGCCCAGTCGCCGGACGTGCTCATCAGCGCACCCCAGACGGTTCTCTGTTCCTCGGTCCCGTGGTTGCGGTCCAGGATCTTCTCCCCGCTTCGGCACAGGGTATCGTAGTGCCCAAGTTCTTGCCCGGCCAGGGAAAGGAACATGTCTCGGCCCTCCTGCTCCCCGCACTCTTTGGCGAGGCGGAGGTACTTCTGCGCGTCGTTCAACTCCTCCATGCAGAGTTTGTATCGCGCCACCAGAACGTCCATTGTCTCCATGCTCTCACGCCTCCTTGATGTACTGATACAGTTTGTCGAGGTCCGCCTCATTCATCTTGAAGTTGGAAATCTCCACCGGCCACTTCCCGCTGGCCTTCTCCTTGATGGCGGAATACACCTTGTCCACGTCTACCATGTCTCCGTCGAACACCCCCAGCGCCTGGGCGATGGGGTTTTCCGGCAGCTCTTTTGCCTTTTGCTCGATGACCAGGGGTGCCCCTGCCGCGAACAGGATCCCCTTCCACTTCGGCATCACCGGTACAATCTCCCGGTCGATGAAGGCGGCGATCCCCCGCTTCACCTGTTCCATGGATTCCATCCTCGTCCCTCCTTACAGAAAAGAAGGAAGGGGCAGGTTGCCCCGCCCCTCCCTGGTCGCCTCAAGCCGTGGCAGCGCCGCCGGTGGTGGGTGCGGTCCAGCTGTTGTATCGGTCCATGGGTTCAGGACAGACACTGTCCTTGGGGATGACCACCTTGGTCAGGCTCTGCAGGCAGGCAATCTGCTGCTGGAGGCAGCCCACGGTGGAGGTCATGGTGCCGTTGAACACCGCCTGCTGGCAGTTCACGGCGTTCTGCTCGTCCCGGTTGGCCTGGATCTTCTCGTTCACGGCGTTGATCTGGCGGTTCAGGTCCTTGTAGACCTCCACCAGACGCTCGTCGGTGTACCGCTCAGACTTGAGCAGGGCAATCTCCCCGTCCTTGGAGGAAATCGCCTGGGTCAGAGTCATCTCGTAGCGGTTCACCGGCTGGTTCTCAGAACAGGCAGCGGCAGTGTTGCAGCCTGCGTTTGCCATGTGAGCGCCCAGCAGACCAGCGCCGCCGTTCAGGATGCCCAGGGTGGTACCCGCAATGCCAAGGCCCAGCCCGGCCCCAGCCATTCCTTTGCTTGCATACTCCATGATGTGTTCTCCTTTTTGTAGTGAGATTTAGCCACGGACCCTATGCGCACTCGGTGGGTGACTATACTATAAGTATAGCATAGGAATCCAAATTGTATTTCGAGACAGTCCAAAGAAAGGGTCTCATCGTATCAAATGTAAAATATATTGGAGGTCTTCAATGGGGGCGTTGTAGAAGTCGTGGTCCCACAGCCAATGATCTGGGTGATCCTTCCTCTTGTACTTTTTGCAGAGGGAATCTTCCCATACCTTGGCCCATTTCTCTTTTCGGTTCTTCAACCTTTTTTGGATTTCTCGGGTCAACCTTCCGCGCTCCATGCCGTTCCCGTCATCATTCCTGGCAAAATACTGGTGTGCGTTTTCGCTCGAAATAAGGCAAATCGGGCTTTCCGAAACAAACAGTACTCCGCCGCGTTCTACAGCGGGCGTTCCGGATCGGATATTCACTGCCCCGCTAAACGCCTTACCCCTAAATCTACGAAAAGAAATGTACTCCATAGCGAGCAATCAAACTCTAAAAACCACAGAAAGCCCAAAAGACATATCAGAATACCATGCGTTTTGCTCTCCTGACTCTGTAACTAATGCAAATAAACCATGTTGTCCGGCTAATGGAGACCGTAAGCTCCATCTACTTCCATAGTTGCCAATATAATAGGAGTAGGAATAGTCATTCCTCACCGTACTTCCTCCATTTTTGTAGTACTCATACTGCTGCTGAAATCCAAACTCTCCTTTATTTGCATAGGCACTGTTGATATCTCCAAAAACTTCATAGGTAGACAAAATTGGAAGAAAGTCTACTGTTGCAGAGACCAAACTTGGGTCATCTCTTGATCCAATATCCGAATTATCCGTGTAAATTGTCATTGGACGCATGGCTTTCCGCAAATCGAAAGGAAGTGCAGCCATCAATGTTCCGGGGTTTGGACTTTCTGTCGCAAGCTCTGTCGCATCTTCACCATAAACATCTGTACTGCCAAGTATATCAAACCTTAAATCACACTTTTCCCACCCACCGATTCTACTTTTGACTCCATGGTTTATGCTAAATACGTTTTCTGCAATGCTGCTACCGCTCGTTTTATTATAATACTCGTCGCAGATACAAACATCGTCTGTTTGGTCGTCATTCCCCTCTCGATAGTTCTTGAATCCTTGAAATGTAATCCCACTCCCTTCCAAATCTTTGTTGTGGTCAAATCCGATGATAAACACTTGAAATGTGTTATCGATATCCAATGAACCAACAACACCAGACACATGCACATTCTTTTTATCTCCAATGGACCAATAGTTCGCGCCGTCTCCCGCGTTGGAGACCGTGGAGATGGTATTCCAATCGTTGTCGTTCAAAACAGAACTTACTTTAGATGCTAAAGGCCATAGACTGCAGTCAAAAAAAATCATTCGTCACACCTCCTGAATGGCAATATTCAGGTTGATTGGTTCCGTTGGAACTGTCTCACAAGTAAAGGTGATTGAGTCGGTGTCCTGTCCACTTTTCCAGCATCCCGCCGCTACAAAGTTATCAGCGTCAGTTTTAGAGTCTGGAGAAACAGAAATGTATTGTGCGCTAGTATTTGAACTCACCCCATTCACCGTCACCGTCTGGCTGTTGCTAGACCAACCCGACGCGGACAGGGTAGCCGTTCGAAGTAATGGTTTGGTCGCCAGGTTCTCCCCGCTGATGGTGTAGGTGTTCCCGCGCTGACTCCCGGTCAGCCCGCCGATGACCGCCAGCGTCAGTGCGTTTACCCCATTGATGGTAGCGTTGGCTCCCGCTGGACCTTGCTGGCCCTCGGGGCCTTGCTCCCCGTCTGCACCGGAAGGGCCTGCGGGTCCGCGAATATTCGTGCCGTCCACAGAAGGCATCCCGCTCTTGCTGGGCGTCCAGCTCAGGTTCCCGGAACTGTCCACGGCAGGGGAGTAATATCCTCCGTCTGCTCCCGATGGTCCAGTATCCCCCTTAGGGCCCTGGTCTCCGGTATCTCCCTTGGGGCCAGTTTCTCCGGCAGGGCCCTGCTCTCCCGTTTGCCCTGTGGAGCCTTTCAAGTTATGGAATGCGAAGGAGATGTTCAGCGCCGTGTCTGGACCGGATGTATCCACATCAACATAGGGCGTCCCTGTTGCATCGTCCACCGTGGCGGAGACATTGCCAAATCCGGCAGCAGCCCCAGAGTCCCCTTTGGGGCCCTGGTCACCGATGTCTCCTTTCGGCCCCTGATCCCCGGTATCCCCCTTTGGTCCAGGTTCCCCTTGCGGGCCTTCCGGACCAGTGTCTCCCGGGTCGCCTTTGGGCCCTTGCGGGCCGGGGTCTCCCTTTGCACCTTGCAGCTGCCCCTGGCTCTTCCAGCCCGGGGTGTTCGTGGTGTCCCACATGTAGATGGTGTAGGGATCTGCCGCACCAACATTGTACATGTCTCCCTGCGCTGGGTTCTGCACACCGGCCTGTAGGGCTTCTAGGCTCTCATAGGTTCCCTTGATATCAAGCCCGGTTCCCGTATCTCCCTTAGGTCCTTGAGGCCCCATAGGACCCTCAGGGCCGATGTCGCCTTGGTCTCCCTTCGGCCCTTGGGGGCCTTCCGGTCCGGTCGGCCCGGTGTCTCCCGGGTCGCCTTTATCCCCATTATCCCCTTTAGGGCCTTGGAGACCGGTATCCCCCTTGTCGCCTTTGGGTCCCCGTGGGCCTTGTGGTCCGGGATCTCCCTGCTGACCCTGGGGGCCGGTGGGACCAATCGGGCCCTGGGGGCCCGGAACTTGGCCGAAGGTAAGAAGTACGTTCCCTGTGCTGGTGGTGGATTTCGTCACCGTGGGGGTGGACCCTGCGGGCAGTTCCGTGCTGGCCACCTCCAGGTCCACAATGGCGTCCCGCGCCTCCGCTGCATCCTCCGCCGACTTGGCCGCCGCTTGCGCCTGGAGGGTGGCCTGAGCCACAATGCCGGTGGTGGCATCCTCCCGTGCCTGCTCGGCGTCCTCTCTCTCCTTCTCCGCTTGAACCCGTTCCTGTTCAGCAGAAACTCGGCCCTGTTCCGCCAGCACCCGGGCCTGCTCTGCGGAGACCCGGCCTTCCTCCGCAGAGACTCTTTCGTCCTCCGCGTCCGCCCGGTCGGTCTCTGCCTGACCTCGCAGAGTCTCCGCGCTGGCCCGCCTCTGTTCGGCGGAAACACGGCCTTTCTCCGCAGAAACTCTCCCTTCCTCGGCGGTCACACGGCCCTGCTCGGCCTGAACGCGCTCCTCCTCGGCAGCCTCCCGCTCCTCTTCCTCCGCAATGGTGCCGGAGAGTTTGGGGCGTAATTCATTGTTGATATAGTCCTTGATGATATTCCCGGCCTTGTCAAACTCCGCCTTGAGTTCCGACGCCGTCAGACCGCCAACGTCGTTGGGTTCGTCATCCAGTTTCTGGATGACATCGAGGTCTTCGTCCAACTCCGGGATCACCAAACTGGAAATGATATTTAGATCCTCATTCAAAGGGTTCAGGCTCATTCTCTCGCCCTCCTCACTTGGCGTATCCGGTGTACCGGATACGCATATCTGCGGCAACCACCGTCGCCGTGGTGTTCGTCCCGGAGTATTCCAGGATCAACTTGTAATAGGTGAATTTTTTCGCCTTGATTTTCAAGCGTATGGTGTGTGGCTTCCGGTTTGTGTTAAAGGACCATTTTCGAAAATCTGCGTTCCCAAAAGTCATCAGGGACGAAGCAGCCACCTTTTTGGCGTGGTCGCTCTTTCGATCTGTCTCCACCGTCACCGCCACCTGGGACCGAAGTTCCGGTCGCAGCACCACCCAAAGCATGGCGGAGTACTTCCGCATAAACTCCCGGTCGAACGGCTCCGCGCCGCTTTCCCAGTAACCCGTGATTTCATCTCCATTATCTGTCCGGTTGTTTCGAGACACCAGGTTCAGCCGCCCGAGGCTGTCCCCGGCATATAGCTCCCCATTCAGATTTACCATGCACGTCACATCAAAGTTGGTATAGTAGTACCAGGCATCCGCTGCATAGTTGTATACCAGCGCTTTTTTATCGTAACAGATGTAGTATTCCTGGTGATCGTTATCGTCATAACAGTAACACCGGGAGAAATCGAAGTTAGCCAAAGTTGCGTATACCCTATCGGAAATCCGTTTGGCCTGCCGTTCATCAATGGTCAGATTACTAGAGTAGGACGAGTTGTTTCTCCACTCGTACAAGTCTTTTCCGCACAAGGTGTATGGACTGTTCAGCACAAGCCTGACTTGCCCCATGGCCTCGTTACCAAGGCTTCGGTTAATAGGGGTACAATAAAACGCTGCTGTCGATGTGTTGTCCGGAAGTGTAATGGTTCCGTATTGAATGGAATATGCCTCATTTCCCTTAAAGGCAATTAGGCGTGAATAATGGCGAACAAGCCCTGTGACAGGAGTATTCATTACTCCGATATTGATAACATTTAGCTCAGGAATATAATCAGCACGAGGAAGGCCGTTGGTGTCAAAATCAGAATAAAATGTTCTGTTGGTTCCGTCGCCGTACAAAAAAATTCTTGCGTCGGTCGCTCCGTTGTACGTTTCAACGTATTTCATGTTCGGAATTGATCCGGACGCAGCGTCAAACGGGCTTCCGGTATACTCATACCCTTTCCCTGGGTAAGTTACCTCTATAACATTTTCTCCAACAATACTTGGAATGTTATTGAACTGGATTGTAGCTGTACTACCCCCGTCCAAAATGTTAAACTCTGATTCGTCATAAAAAGTTCCATATACTAAATCTTTAATCTTATAGTATGATTTAAGTACCGTTCCATTTTTTGGTATGGTAAACTCTTTTCCTTTCCCGTCTGGAGACAGCCAAACTCTATAATAGCTCGACAAGAGATTCACAGGTTGAAGCGCAACGCCGCTACCGTCGGAAGAATCTCTGGGCGTTACAGACACCATAACTAGAGGTTGATATGTCGTTAAGTATGTAAGCTCACTTATGCTTTGGTCATAATCTTCCCAAACATAAAAAGCTCGGCCAGTCATTATATAAACTTTGTCTGCAAACCCAAAAATAGACACTCTTTGGTCGTTTCTGTTGTCATCTAACTTTAGTGTTCCTAGTCGCCGGAAAACAAAACCGTTTACGGAATCCCAAATCAAACACAAGTTGCTGTCCGCTACGCCAAGCAACACTTGCCGTTTTGATAGCGCTCCAGTCCACAGCGCATTAGTGACTGCTATACCCTCTCCGGCCAAGACAACGCCAACTTGCCTCATGTACCAGTTGTACTTTGTTGCTGTATTTTCTATTTTTTGTTCGCAGCGATCAAGTTGATAAACTTTTCTGTCATTTCCGGTCCAGAAATACCCAGAATACATACCGGAGTTCTCATAATCGACAGTAACTTTATTGCCGTACGCCTCAAAGCTATTGTCGGGATTCAAGCTGATATTTGAATGCATAGAAAGCTGACTGGAAACATTGTTGTCTGTGTGGACTATCTTTGAAGTGTCCGAGATCTTAATGGAATATCCATTCGTCATTGTCCCGATAGAGGATAATCCAGGTCTCTTCTGCAGCGAATGGTCCCGGGTGATCTTAAAGTTTCTTATGCTGGACGCCTCGCCCAGTTTCAGCTTCGTATCTCCGTCGGCGTTTTCGTTCAGGCCAAAGAACTCCTGAATCCGAAACACCTTCTCGTCGCTGCTTGCCTTGATTTCTGCCATGCTGCATCACCACCTGGAAAATTCGTTGTACTCGAACCCGACGCCGTAACAGTCGGTGATGGCCTCCGCCGTTTTCGGCAGGCCCTTGGAAAGGTTGTTCCGAAGCTCTTCATATCGCTGTTGGAAAAAGCTGGCTGAGGCCGGGTTTTCGTCCAGCAGCAGGTGTGCCGCCAGACCGTAGGGCATCACACTCTGGCAAATGTAATCGTCCAGGTCGATGGGGGTGTCGAAGTCCTGGATCACCGAGACGATAGGACGCTCCCCCGCCGTCTCCACATTGTAGGTGTCGCTGTAGGGGTACAGTTCACCCCGCAGCGCGTTCAGGATCAGCAGCGTCCGCACCTTGTATTCTCTGGTGTCGGCAGTGTCCGTCTCCCCGGAGTTCTCGTTGACCTCGTCGATCAGGCCCATGGTGATGTCAAACACTCGCTGGGCGGTGGTGGTAGGTGCGGGCATAGTCGGTTCCCTCCTTTGTGGAAACGGGGCGGGAGGTGGTCCCTCCCACCCCGTTATGGGTGTCTGTCAGCCTGCGCTGACGGTCTCGGCAACGCCGGAATTCAACTTGCTGGTGGTCTCCGCGTATGCCTTCACCACAGTACCGGCAGGGGCGTTGGGCTTGCTGCCGGAATCGTAGGTCTTAACGGTGTCCGAATTTTTGGGGTTGGTTCCGTCCAGGGTGTAATAGATCTTGGTCGCCCCGGAGGAAGTCAGGGTAACCTGGCCGCCGGAGGCGATCTCAATGGTGGGCGTGGTGGTCACACTGGCAGTGGCCCCGTACACATACAGTCCGTTGATCTTCTGGCCCAGCACAAAGCTGTCGTGGATGTACCGGCCCTCGCCGATGTCGGCGTCGAAGCCCAGGGGATGGGTCTGCACCCGCAGCACCTTCCGCTTCATGGGATCCACCGTGGAGCCCTTGTACTTGATGAGGAAGGACACACCAGCAGGCAGCAGATCGTCAGGAACCGCCACAATGGGGGAGCCGTTGATCACGCCAATCTGGCCGTTCAGAATGGCCCCGGTGGTGTACTTCTCGTTGTTCTGGAGGTTGGTGGCCAGCTTGGTCTGGATGGCCAGGGTCTCGGAGATAAAGGTCACCCGGGCCTTGCCCTTGGGCACCCGCTTGTTGCTCATGGCCGCGTGGCCGGTAAGCAGCGCCTCAATCACCGTGTCCTTAGTCAGGGCAGCCCCAGCGGCCACAATGCCCGCGCCGTTGGACCAGGTGGAGAACCGATATCTATCCACTTCGGGGACCACCTGCTCGTCCCACACCTGCTTCAAAACGGCGTTGCAGTGCTTGATGTTGAACTGCTCGCCCGCGTTCCCCGCGTCGATGGCGAAGGTGTATGCCTTGTCCTGGGTCATCACCAGGGTCTGCACGGTGTCGCCCAGTTCATTGATGGTGCCAAACCGGCTGGCGGAGGCGTTTCGGTTGTAGTCGGTGATAGGCACCTGGTCAATGGTCCAGATCTTGATGGCGTTCACGCCCTCAAAGGAATAGCTTTTGCCTGCATAGGCATCGGTCAGAGAGGACTGCTTAAAGCGCTCGTCCAGCTTCTTTTCATATTTGGTGGCAAGATTGATGGTAGCCATAGTCATTTTCTCCTTCCTGCCCCCAAATTCAGGTCAGGGGGCAATCAGGTCCCGTCGTACCAGGCGCGGTCAAACTCGTCCATTTCACTGGCGCTGCCCGCGCTTCTCTGGCTTCCTGCGGACCGTCGTTTGTTCTCGCTGTTTTTCTTCGCTGTCTCCAGCTGGCTCTCCAGCTTGGAAACTTTCTCCTTGAGTTCCCGGTTCTCGAATCTGGCATAGGCGTTCACCAGGTCCTCTCCGTCCTTGAAGGCGTCCCACACATCCTTGGGGATGTCGTTGGGTTTCACCTTCGGATAGGTCCGGGCAAACCGCAGGAACTGTTCCTGCCGCTTCGCCTCTTCCTGGCTTTTGGCCTGAGCCTCCTTCTTTTGCTGGTCCTTCTGGGCCTCGAAGGCCTTTCTCTCTCGGTCCAGCTTGATTCTCTGGAGGGCAACGTCCTTGTTCAGGTGCTCCTTCTTGGCCAGCACCTCGGCCCGTGCCCCGTCGATCAGGTCCTCAACGGAGATCCCCTGGGGCGCGGCGAGTTCCTTGAGGAAGGTCTCCATAGCGGTGAGGCGTTCCACCTCTTTCCGCGCCGCGTCCCGGTCCTCCCGGATCCGCTGGTAGTCCAGGCCCATCTGGGCGTAGGCGTTCAGCTGCTCCGGGGTTACCCGCACCGTCTGGCCCAGGTGTTTCAACTCGATCAGTTCCGGCTGGTCTGCCTCTTCCGATCCGTCAGTCTGCTCCTGCGCTTCGGCTGTGGGCTCGTTGGCCGCTTCGGTCTCTGCTTCCCCTTCCTGCTGGTTTGCGTCCGGTTCCACAGTCTCATCCTGCGTCTCACCCTCCTGCGTCTCCTCGCCGGTCTCGGTGTCTCCGTCCAAAATCTCCAGGTCCGAAAAGTCAATATCGGACCAGTCATCAGGGTCGTGGGCGGGCGCTTCGGTCACGCTTTCGGTGCTTTCAGGAATGGTGTTTACAGTCAGTTCGTCCATGTGTGGTTCCTCCTATTGGGCATGGGTGGCCCAATTTATGTTTCCGCTGGTTTGCGGTCAGTTGGTTGTATGCTTCACCCGGTCCTCCACTTCCGCCCGCTTGGCGTTGTTGAACCGGTCCAGGGTGCCCACCAGGTAACCGGTGATCCGCCGGATCCTCTGGAAGGGCACCTTTTCAAAAACGGGGGTGATCCCGTATTCGTCGGGATTGCCGGTGCGGCGGATGGAGATTTCCACCACGCGCCGCCCTTCCTCTTGCTCCATCATGGCAATGGCCGCTTGCACAATCTCCTCGGGGATGTTGTCCGGGTTGTGGATGGTCACGTCCATCACAGCAGCCCCTTCCGGTCCAGAACAGCCGCGAACTCATCCCGTTTCAGGGGGCGTTCCGGGCTGGTGCCGTCCATGACACCGGTTTCCTTGGCCTTCTTCCAGGCCCCCTCCTCCTGGGACCACTCCGGCTCCGGCAGGGTCACTATGTGCTGGATGGCCTTCTGGTAAATCTGATAGGCCTGCTCGTCGGTCATTTCCTGGAGCAGCTTATTGATGTCCATGTCCTCGTCCTCTCCTTTCAGTCGCGCATTGACAAGTTTTGCGATCTCGCCATATTTCCCAAACAGATAGTTTCCCGGGCAGCTCTTGCCCTTGTCTGTGGTGTATCGGTGGGGGACCATGTTGCACACGGCCCAGTCGCCGGTAAACGCGGGGCAATACTGTTTGCCCTCCTTCCAGATGAGTTCCCGGATGCCGTTGCGCTGGCAGATGTCCACGCACAGGTTAATCAGGCTCTCAAAGGCTGCGTCGGTGCATTCATAAGGCTCCTGATAACTCTGGATGCTGGAGACCTCAATGGTTACCACCTCATGGTCCACCGGGTCGCTGCAACACCAGGCGCGGTCCTCCTCCCGGACGTACTGCCCGATCCTTCCGTCCGGCCCGATGCCGTAGTGGGAGGACGCCTCCGAAGTCTGGAACACCTCCCCACAGCCCTCCACGCTGCCAGGCCCGGCCATGGTATGGATGGAAATCCCGCGGATCTTCCCCTGCCGGGGGCTGGTTCGATGGGGGGAGTTTGCTGTTGCTCACAAGTTCACTTCCTTCTTCACATTCGTCTGCACATTTCGCATTCGCCTTAACTTTCTGTAGTTTCCGTCTTCACTTCCGGCAGGCCCTTGACGCTGACCAGAAGGGACAGAACGCCGGACAGGATGGTGGCCGACAGAACCACCGGCCACTCCACCGCAGACAGCACCGCCGCCGCCCCGATGGTGGCAATGGCGGTTTCTGCCATGGTCTTGATGGCCCGCACCCCGGCGGCCTTCCACCAGAGTTTCCATTTCTCGCTCATCGGTCCTCCCTCCTTTCCTCCAGCACCGTAATGCGGTGCTCGTGATCGTCCACCTTTTCGTAGATGTCTTCGTGTACGTCCTTAAACTCCTTGAGTTGGTCCTTGTATCGGTCCTTGAATTCCTCCAATCCCTGGGTGAAGTTCGCCACCTGCACCGTCAGCTTCGTGATGGTGGAATTCAGCTTCACCATTGGACCGGCAACGGAAATCACGAGGCCAACGAGGACCACAATGACTCCAACCACTTCCCATTCCGTCATGTGGCACCTCCCATTCGATCAAACCATCCCTGCGGTGGTCCCGGTCTCGTTGACCTTTCTCTGCAAGGCAGAGTATCCGCCTCCCGTCGGGATCTCGTCCTTTGTGGTGTCTCCCGCCACCGGGGCCCCGCCGGGGTTCTGGGGGGAGCCCTGCTGCATCTGCGCCTGCATAGCCATGGCGTTTCGCTGCTGCTCTTTCAGTTCGTTGACAAGCTCTCTCCGGCCTGGGATGTAGCCGTCGGGAATGCGTTCCAGGTACTGGACGATGTCGATCTTCCCCATCTTCAACAGGTTATCCAGCGTCTGGATGGAAGCGATTTCCGAGTAGTACGAACTGGCCCCGATGTCCAGTTTGATGTGCATGGGCATGTCTTTCAGCTGGGAAAAATCAAACTGCATCGGAATCTCTGCTGGGGTCTCCTGTCCAATGAAGTCGTAGACCTGCCGAACCTCTTCCGGCGTGGTCATGTCTACATACCGTTTGCCGTAATACTCGCCCATAAACTCAATGTAGATCCTGTATAGGTCCTCAATGGACTTATACAGGTTTTGCTTTGTAATCTCCGACGGGGTGGAGGCAGCCCGCTGCAAGGCGATGATGGCCGACGTGTTGTCAGGCCGCGTGTCGCCCAGGGCAACGGATGTTGCGCCCAAACTCTGCTCCGTCTCCTCCACCGCCAATTGAATGAACTGGGAGATTTGCGGGGAGATGCTGGCCGGGTCAATGATCTTGGCCACGTTGTTCACGTCGCCGCCCCGGATCCCGATGGCAGCGCCAATCCGGTTATCCCACTTCCCGACCCGGGTCGCGTCGTACACAACCTTGGGGAACGCCGTGGTCATCAAAGAAAGCTGCGACATGGCCCAAAGCTTATTCACGAAAATCTGATTGGGAATCAGGCCGGTAATCATGGCCTGTCCGTGGAAACAGTCCTGGATGTAGTCCCAGTTCAGCCAGGAAATGGGATATAGCTTGATACCCAAATCCCACGGCTCCCGGATGGAGGACCCCCGGGCGCACTTGTACGCCCAGATGTGGCGGGTCTTGGTGTCCCGCCAGAAGAGCAGGATGGTGGTCACCTTGTCCGTGGTCTCTTTGGCTGCGTCCGGGTTGGTGTTGTCGCCGTCCCCGCCGATGTTCCGCCAGGTCTCGAAGCCGTTCTCCTTGGCCTCTGCCTGAGCTGCGGAGATGATCTCCCGCCGCTCCAGAATGATCCACGGTTGGCTCTGCACATCTCGGTCGTTGGGGTTGCCGAAATGGACCCGGAGATTCTCTACAATCTCGGTCCGGATGCACCCCTTGGCGTCCTGCCCGGTCTCTGCGTCCGGGTCCCACCAGGTGTAAAGGCACCCGTCTCCATCTACGGCGGCATTTCTGGCGAACTCCCGCATCAGCGACGGGATGTTGTTCAGTTCCGTCAGCGCGTCCAGTTCCTCGTTGAGAATCCGAACCGGCTCCACAAGCGACGTGGTGTTCGGTGTCGCAGACAGCGGGGAAGCGTTGACCTTGATGTTGTCGCTGGTGATGGTCGCCACCGTGAAGCAGCACACCCGCTTGAGGAAGTTGAACACAGGAGTGGGAAGCCCGTTGGAAATCACGCCCTCCCACTGTTTCCCGATGAAGAAGTTCTCGTTGACGCGGACAGTGTCCTCCAGATTGATGCTGGAGTTGAAGTCCAGTCCTCGCTCGTACAACTTCCACGCCGTCCCGCAGTCCGGCAGCTTGCTCTCCTTCCCCAGGGAGTAGGTATTCAGGCCCGAAGTGTCCGGTTTTTTCTCTCGCTTAGGCATCGTCACCGCCTGCCTTTCTGGCTGCGTTCATGTCGTAATTGAGGATGTTGTTGATCCCAGTAAACAGCAGTTCCTCCTGTCTCTTCCGGGTCTCTCGGTCACCCTCTTCCGCTTTCCAAACCTGTTCCAAGTGTTCTACCTTCTTCTCAAGGCTTCGCACTTTAAGGGAGATGCTGCCCAGGCGCGTGCTCAACTCGTCCAGGTGCTTCTCGTTCATGTGCTCCAGCACCAGCAGAACGACAAAACACACAAGGGCAAGCGCCGTTCCGATGCCAAACAGAATGGTTTCCATAGTGTCCTCCTCACAACGCAAGATAGCTGGGGCTTGGGGCCCCGCTTCCTACCATGAACTCCTCGTAGCTCTCCATGCTGTCCTCGTCATCGTCATACAGGACAACCTTCTTCTCGTCCTTTTCCGGCTGGGCAGGCAGCACACGGGAAATGCAGTAATACCGCACCCCGTCCACCGTGTGGGTCACCTCGTGGGGGTCCTTGGCACAGTCGTTGGGGTTCTTCTCGTCCGCCTGGATATCCTGGATATCCCCGATAACCTCTTTGCATACATCGAAGAACATAAGGCCCGGCAGCTTGTCCGGCACCGTCCCGTCTTCCCGGCGGAACATAGCCTGCACATAGGGGTCGCGCAGCGGCCTTGGGGCCAACGCTTCCTTCATCATCAGGTGCCCCTGCACCCGGTTGTTGTCCGCCCGGATAAGGCCAACCTGGTTCAGCATGAACACCTCCGCCATGGTCTTGCCGGTGTCTTTCTGCCGGCTCCACATATCCGGCGGGGCATAGGTGGCGGAGATATGTTCTCCCGGCAGCGTCAACTCGTGGATCTTCTCTGACGCCTCTTTGACAATGAGGCCCTTGTGGGTGAACTCCCGGTAGCACCAAGACCTTCCGTCTTCGTCTACCGCCCACCAGAAGCAGGCGAACATGTCCAGGCCGTAGTCGAAGCTGCGGTACCGCTGCCAATGCTCCGGGATGCGAAACGGCTGTACAACGTGGGTTGCGGTAGAGAATTCCGGGAAAAAGTTCCCGCCGATGGCGTTCCAATCGCCGTACCGGTAGGCCCGCCGCTTATCCTCCGGCATGTTCGCCAGCATCCGCACATACCCCGGGGAAGAGGCCATCAGGTGGTAGTTGTCCTCCACCGTCGCCGGGATGAAAGTGTAATCCTCCGGATTCTCGTTCTCCTCCGGGTTGTCGCAGTTCTGTTTGAACTGCCGGTCGATGAACAGCCGCTTCACCCACCGGTGGCCGACGCCGCCGGGGTTGCAGGTAAGATACATCCGCTTTGGAAACTGGTTCACGCCGCGCAAGCAGCCGCCCAGGAAGTTGAAGCTCCGCTCGGAAAACTGCGTGGCCTCGTCGATGAAAATCCAGTCATATTCCAGGCCGTTGTACTCATCCTCCGAGGCGTCGCCGCTCCAGTGGCCGAACTTGATGGTGCTCCCGTTGTGAAAGGTCATCAGGTGGGTGGTGGCATTGTAAGAGGCCAGCGCAGGCGGCACCATCTTCACAATGGGCCGGATGTGGTTCTCTTCCAATTCCGGGTAGGTCCGCCGCATGATGAGGATCTTGATACCCGGGTTGGCGATGGCTCCACCCACAGCCTTGATGCGCACGGCATGGGTCTTGCCGCCGCCCTTGGCCCCGCCGTAAGCGGTGTAGGTGGTGCGGGAGAGATAGAACAGCTTCTGCTTCGCGTTGGCCTCTCCCGGGTCCCAAACCACGTCCTTCTTCTGGACCTTGCTCATCCTTCGCCGCGCCGTCTCTCCTCACCTCCAAACGCAAAAACGGGGCCAACCTGTCGGAAATTCCAACAAGTTGACCCCGTTCGGTCCTTCTCCCCAGCCATTCCCAGGGAGGTCTCTATTCGTCTGTAAGTTTACCCTCCAGAACGACCTTGCGCTTGATCTGCACGACCTTCACCGTCCCGTTGGGCCCGGAAATGAGCTCCACACGCCCATCCCGTTTCAGAAGGGCCTGGATCCTCTGTATCGTGTCTCTGTCCATGCTCCCTCCTGCTCCATATTCCGTGTTCTGGTGGTTCCCCCTGGCCTCGAACCAGGATATCCCCGGTTATGAGCCGGGATCTCTGCCGCTTGAGATAAGGAACCTTATAGGCGGATTCTGTCATTACAGGCCCCGCCACGCCCAGCCGTTTTCTCACGCGTCGGCACGCTACCCCCGTCTGGACTCGAACCAGAATCCTGCAAAAAGCGCTTTTACCGTCAAAGCTACAGGGGCAAATGGGGAGAACCCGTATGGCAACCGGGTCCACCCGCTCTCCGTCTTTCCGGAGCGTCATGCAAGAAAAATCCGCCATAAATTTTCCACGCACTGCCGAACGTCAGGCGCGACCTGACACCCTCGGATAGTGAGGGCCTTTCTGGGATTCGGCATATATGGCCCTAAATCCTCGGGCCATGCTGCGGGTTGTTGTCCGGCTTTGCCCGCGAGCCGGGTAGCTCGAAAGAGCATACAAGACAATGTGTTACCAAACCATGTGAAAGGAAGCAGCGAAGGAGAGAATTCACTTCCTTTCTGTTTGATATTCCCCTTTCGGGGTTGGCCGCCCGACCTGGAATCGAACCAGGATTTGCACCTGCCGGGCGATTTGAGGGAGGCAAAGGCTGTCTTCCCTTGCCCCCACTCGAAAGGAGGTAGAACACCCAAGAACTGCTTCGGGCCTCCGGGACTTGAACCCGTCTCGTGTGCCTCTCACACAGCCCGATTATTATTTCACCCTGGGGACCCGTTCCTTCTAGGTACCCCCTGATTTTCCGGGTACCCCTGTATAGTTATCATAGATAGCTATGTTGGAGAGGGAAGTCTGGAGGATGGGGGTAATCTTATACACCCCCGGCTGGAAACCAGCCCCCACTTTTTCCGCTACACCCCCCTGGTAGGTAGGTAGGGGGGGAGGGGGGTATACCTCGAAACCGGCCAGCGCTGCACCACCCCCACCCCCGGGGCGGGCGTGTCTTATTGCACCCAGCCACCCCAGCAGGCCGGTCTGCCTGATTGCTCCAGCCCGCCGCATACTGTAATATCTCTGTAGTAGTGCCGCAACCCGTTGAGCCGCAAGGGATTGCACTTGCTTATATAGCAAGCAGTCTGTAATTGCTACTTGAAAGCATCGACTCCGCCGACTCCCTCAATCTTGAGGGTTACGGTTGCGCCCTGGTCTACCTGCTGTGTGGACTCTACATAGCCACCATTGAATGGCTGCTTCAGCTGGAATATTGCTGCTGCTGCTTTCTTCGAATCGCCCTCTAACATAGTTAATAGTCTATGTTCTCTGTACTGTCTGAGGTTTTTGAAGGGGATTTCGTAGCCCTTATAATTCCCATCCCCCGCCTCATACCTACTCAGTGTCGCAGCACTCACCGACAGGAATTTACAGAGGTTATAGTTGGAAGGGATTTCACCGTTTTCCTCGCAGTATTTGATGAAATCATCTATATATTTCATCAGCTTTTCAGCGGATTCTACCTTTCTTGTCTGTGCCATCTGGCTTACCTCCCTTCCTGAAATCTAGTAAATCTAGACTTTTCCCAATCTAAGGGTATGAATCAATTATACATTCCAGGGTTTCCGAAAGGAGGGGCTTTTCAAATTTATTTTAAATTATTTTCCTCAATCTTTTTCGACATGTGTCTAATATCTTAGATGGAAAAGAGGCCCGGAAGGGGGTTTACTGCCCCTCTCTAGGCCTCTTGTGTTGCTCTCTGCGGGGCGTTATGGTTGCCCCTGGTCCTCTCCCTGCTCTTGTGCTTCCTGCTGTCCTGGCGCAGGAAAATGCCCTGCCTTGACCTGCTCTATAAGATCTTCGGCAGCAGCCCGAAAAACTGCGTTGGGCGTTGTTCCCGCCAGCTTGCAGGCCGCCCGGAAGCTGGCTGCCGTTTCGTTCTTCATTTTACAAGTTAAGACGCTCATGTTCTGCGCGTCCCATCTATTATTGGACGCCCTCTTTGCCTTCGTGACCATCTGAATCACCTCCGCTATTTGATCTATTATATTGTATCATCACCTTGCACGGTATTACAGTGTACAACATGCACAAAATACACGGTAATACATTGTTCAATCAGCCAATTGACGCGCACGGTATTACCGTGCTATCATAAAGCCAAGCTAAACGACAGCCAACCACGACAGGCCACCAGGCCGGAAGGGAGAACACCATGAAAAAGACAACCATCAACCGAATCGCAAAGAACAGCGGCTTAGGCCGCATCACCTACATCGGGCGTTATGCGTACACCGTCAGCTGGGACGAGCTCCGTCAAACCTGGGACGTCTCCCGGTGCCACAAGGACAACCTGGATCGCAAGTGGATCGACCACGAGGGCAACATCGTCACCGGCTGGACCTGGCTCCACGTCGCTGTCTAAGGGAGGAGGCAGACCTATGAAGTACTACAGCACACAACGACCGGTCATGCCGGGGAGCTATCCAAAGCCGCAGGGAAACCAGATTCGCGAGATTTGCAACTTCGACCAACGGACCTACTGCAACGAGATCAGCCGCGAGGCCTGGGGGTACATCGAGTACGCCAAGCCACTTGCCCCCTCCGCTGTATCCAACTACGAGCTCACCGCAGCGCAATAAGGTTCTGGCGGGGCATCCTCAAAAGCCCCACCCCACAAAACTTTATTGAGAGGAGAACACCCCATGAAATACTTCGAGAATATCAATACCCTGGACGAGCTCAAGAAAGCATACCGCCGCCTGGCAATGCAGTACCATCCCGACTGCGGCGGCAGCACCGAGGCCATGCAGGAGATCAACAACGAGCACGACGCCCTCTTTGAGATCCTCAAGCGCCAGCACAACGCCCAGGCCCAGGCCGACACCACCGGCAAAACCAAAGCCACCACCGAGACCGCCGAAGAGTTCCGGCAGATCCTGGACATCCTGCTCCGCCTGGACGGCCTTGAGATCGAGCTTTGCGGGTCCTGGCTCTGGATCGGCGGCAACACCAAAGCCAACAAGGACAAACTCAAGGCGGCTGGCTGCAAGTGGTCCAAGAACAAGGGAAAGTGGTACTGGCACCACGCCGAAGCCGGTTCCCGCTGGTATCGTGGCAAGTCCAGTATGGCGGAGATCCGGACCAAGTACGGCAGTCAGGCATTCCGCTCCCGTGGATCCCAGGACATCGAAACCGCTACAGCGTAAGGAGACAGAAGAACATGAAAAGTAGGGACTCACCCAACAGCCGAAACCCCTTCGGGGGTCTACCGGAACCGCCCCACCGGTACTGATGATGGCAGGGCAGAAAGGAAAAACACCATGAACGCAACAAAGCACGCCACCACCAATTTTAAGATGCTCCGGCCATACCTGAATGGCATGGGTCCAGACGGTGACAGCCACCGCAGATTTATGGCAGAGGGGTTTATGGACCTGGTCGCAGAGTACCTGTTTTACAGCGATTATAAAGGTCGCCCCGTCTATTCCCTTACGCACTACGGACGGCAAAACGGAGATGCCATGCGAGACCCGGACATGACAGTCTCCGTGGACTGGTCCACCGGATCGGTGGAGCCCCTTACATTCCAAAACGACTATCTCGGTGTATACCAGGAAGTTTACAAAAGAGACGAAAGCGGCCAGCTGCTTTACTCCAAGCGGCTCAGAACAGACCTTGACGAATTCCTTTGGAACTGGCTGCACAACATTAAAAAACAGGGCTATTCCCTAAAGGAGAAAGAGCAATGAAAACATTGATTGCAATCCTGCTCACCGCCGCCCTTGCCTTTGCAGGCGGTCACGCCGCTACAATCTCCACGATGGAGATCGAAACAGACGGAGACTGTGACAGCGCGTTTGTAACGACCCTGGGCCGTGAGTATTTTATGGGCGCCAACGGATACGAGGTAGAATGACATTGACCGAGTCAGAGAAACCATGCTATAATCCTAAAAAGGAGGGCCACCAAATGAAAACTTACAACAACTACTGGGACCAGATCGTGGAGTTGATGAATGATGACATCCGGGAGGCGGTCCACGCTGAACTCGCCCCCTGCACCAACACCGAATTCCTTGAGCGCTACCTGGAACTGGATCCAGATTTTCAGGCAACCCTGGACCAGTTTGCCCCTGATCCAGATGAATAAAAAGAATACGGAACTGGCCGGGAAGTCCATCCCGGCCATCCGCGTTGTCAAGCGGCGCGGAGAAAATCGGGGTGTGTCGCTCTTCGCAAGGAGAGCGTGGATTGAAATCGAGGGGAGGCGAATAACTGTGGGCGCTAAGGTAGATATAACCGGTCAAAAGTTTGGGATGCTGACTGCAATAGAGCCGACGGACCGGCGGAAGAACAAAAAAATTGTGTGGCGGTGCCTGTGCGATTGCGGGCGCGAGGTGTTTGCAACTGCGAAGGATCTCAGATCCGGCAACACCCAAACGTGCGGCAAGCATGGGCGTGAGGATTTAACCGGCCAGCGGTTTGGCCGTCTCACTGCTCTTTATCTGCTTGATGAGATGAGAGGAAGAAACGCTTGTTGGCATTGCCGGTGTGATTGTGGGAATGAAATAGACGTCCCCACAAGGTATCTCAAGAGCGGCAATACAAGATCCTGCGGATGCCTAAACCGAGAGAGTAGGCCTACACCCTCAGACACAATAGAGGGGACCCGAACTTCGTCCCTTGGTGATAAGCCGCCAGTCACCAATACAAGCGGCGTGCGTGGTGTGTCCTGGAGCAAAAGAGACAAAAAGTGGGAAGCATATATCAAATTCAAGGGAACTTTCCACCATCTCGGCCACTACAGAAACATCGATGACGCCGCGAAAGCCAGGAAGCGGGCAGAAGAGAAATACTTTCAGCCGTTTTTGGAAGAGCTTGAAAAAACAGACGAAAACCCATAAATAAAGCCGCTCCGGATAAGCTCCCGGGGCGGCTCTTTTACTACACACGAACTACACACTTTTTCACGCTGTAATGTGCATTTATATGTTGATTTATGTCCTTCCTATCTCCCAAAACAATCAATAAAATGGCAAGAAAAAATCCCTGAACCCCTTGGCGCTCAAGGGACTCAGGGATTTTCCTATCTGGTGACCCGTCGGGGATTCGAACCCCGGACACCCTGCTTAAAAGGCAGAATTGTTTTCTTGCGTATCAGGTCATGCGAACTCAATTACATTATTTTTACACGCACCACCAGATAAATACTTGTTCAGCGTCTCCGCCGTGCTCTCCATCCGGCTCTTTCGGATGTGGGTGTAGATGTCCCGCGTGACCTGTATACTGGAGTGTCCCAGCAGTTCTTGCGCCACCTTGACGTCAATGCCAGCGTCAAACAGAATGGTAGCGAAGGCGTGTCGCAGCTGGTGTGGCGTGATAGCGCTTCCCCCTTCCGCCTCCAGACCAGCCTCCCGGCACCATTTAAGCCAGCGCTTTCGGACTTGCGTTTTCGTCAAAGGTTTTTCACCGCCAAACACATAGCCCTTGCCTTTTTTCGGCAGAACCGCCGCCAGGGCATCCAGCAGGACAATTTCCCGTTTCCCGCTCTCCGTCTTTGGCTCTTTAATCTTTGGCGTGTTCTTAGCAAAATAGACTGCCTTATCGACGTGAATCACCTTCCTTTCCCTATCAATGTCTTCCCAACTCAGCGCCAACAGTTCGCCCCGTCGCATCCCGGTATAGAGAAGCATATACGGAAACAGCCCGAACTCCAGAAACAGCCCTGCCTTGACCTTTTCAATTTGATCATCATCGGGAATGGCTCTCCGCCCTTTGGGCAGCCCACTAGGCAGCTTTACCGCCCCGCACGGGTTGAACGTAGTCCACCCCTGGACAATGGAATAGTCCCAGATCATCCGTAGCATATCCAGATAGAGTTGTACTGTCCGCCGAGCATAGCCCCTCCCCGCCAGATATCGGATGTAAGCGTCTATTTCATCAGGCCGGATATCGTCAATCCTGCGCCCCTTGAATTGTTCCTTCGTCCGCTTCATCGCGGCTCGATATGCTTCCGCCCCGTTGTAGGACACCTGCCCTTCATGCCACCGGTCCCAGGAATCGGCGCAGGCTTCAAAGGTTTTCCCTGCCGCCTGCTCCTGGTTCCATGCAGCAATCTTTTTCTTCAATTCCTTCTGGGTCTTGGCATAGAAATACTTTGGCTTCGCCATACCCGGCAGAGAGATTCTCTCCTGCCACAGTCCGTCTTTCCGTTTTATCATTGATTTTTCCTCCTACTATATGATATAGTAGGGGTGCAGTAGGCCTTCGACAAACTTACTGTACCCCCAGCCCGTTCTCTGTGTTGCAGCACAGAGGGCGGGCGCTTTTTCATTTTTCCAGGAACCGAGTGAACCCCACGGCTTTCCCAACGATCTTCACTTTCCCCAGGTCTTCCCCAGAAACAATGATCGGCTCATACTCCCGATTTGCTGGGGAGAGCAGAATCATATCACCGACTCTCTTGAAATATTTCAAGGTAGCTTCTCCGTCAATCATTACGGCGGCAATCTCGTTGTTCTCCACCTCTGGCTGCTGGCGGATGTAAACCACGTCCCCGTCCTCGATCCCGGCCCCAACCATGCTGTCCCCTTTACACACAAGGGTGAAATCGCAGCGGATGCGGTTTGGAACTGCATCGTAGGTTTCAATGTTTTGCTCCGCGAGGATGGGCGTCCCGCAGGCAATCGCCCCAACCCGGGGGACTGTGTAGGTATCGGGGACCGGATCAAACCCATCGGGAACCCCGGTCAGCACCGGCACATCATATCCCTGGAGCCACAGCGGATTTACTCCAAGCCTTTCTGCAATTTGTACGGCCACATCAATTTTAGGGGCACGCTTTCCCAGCTCATACCTGTTTAATGTTTGCGCCGGGACGCCTGTCCTCTGCGCCATCTCTGCTAGAGTTAGATCTTCCCGCTCTCGGTATTCCCGGATACGGCTTGCAATACTAGAAATCTGTTTCATGGGGTATGCACTCCTTTATCTGCCTGGATTGTACCACATGTAATCACCGTTTGCAATAATTTTTTTGCAAAACCCCTTGACTTTTTCGCCGAACGGGGATATACTTAAATCACCAAACGGTGATAGGAAAGAGGTGAACGCCATGAACACAAACCGTTTGCGCGGAGAGATCGTCTCCCGATTTCGCACCCAAAACGCCTTCGCAGCCTATCTGGGGTGGACCCCAAACAAGGTTTCCAAGCTACTCACCGGAAAATACAAGCCGGACACCGACGATGTAGCAACCATTACCAATGCACTCAACATGGATGAGCGAACTTTCTGCGACATTTTTTTGCCCAAAGAATCACCGAACGGTGATAACTGACCAAAGCAAAAGGACCGCCGAAGCGGTCCCATTGCTCGAAGGTTATGCCGGCGGATCACACCGGCTACACGCCGTGTAGCCGGCCTGCTTGGCCTGGTACAGCGTCATCCCATGGCAGCTCTCTCTCAGATACTGGCAGCCATAGGAATGGTACTTGCTCCCCGTGTCTGTGACGTACACCGTCACGGCAGACTGGGACGCATAGCCGGACCCCTCGGAACTGGAGGACGTTGTCCCTTCGGAGTACGTCGCCGCAGAACTGGAGGAATCCTCGGAAGCCTCGCCCGCTTCCGCGATCCCAGCATCATATCCGGCGTCGTATCCTTCGTTGTAGCCTTCGTCGTGCCCGTCTTCATACCCTTCGGCTCGAGCGTCTTCCAACTGTGACGTTACATCGACAGAGGCAGCCCCAGCAGCGAAAGCCTCATCATACGCTGCCTGAATTTCCTCGTCCGTCATCATTTGGCAGGACCCGAGCCCAAGGCAAAGAACGATGGCGGCAACTAGAAGCAATACCCTTCGCATCGTATTCACCCCCTATTCCATCCTTTTATACCACAGATTCACCCGGGATGGAACAGGAAGCCACAAAAAGGAGGTACAAAATGTCGAGAGAACACCCAGCCTACCGCGACAACCTAGAGGACCTGCTGACCTTCTTCGACGGCAAGCGCGTCCTCTCCATCAAAGAAGTGGCCCGGTACACCGGCAAGGACTGCCGGTGGGTCAAGGCCCATTTAGGGTTCGGGGATGAAAACTGTATCTCAGTTCCCACCCTGGCCCGGCGGCTCTGCGAGGGGGTGTAACATGCCGACCTTTTACGGTTTAACCGTATCCGTTGTCCGGAACGGCAACAAGCGGCGCTATCCCAAATGTGCCGGCTGCCGGTACCTGTCCCAGTTCTGGACCTGTGACTATCTATGGCACACAAGGTCCAGCCGGATCAAACAGGGAGTGCATACAGAACCCCAGGGAGGCTGCTCCCTCTACCGGAGCAGCAAAACCCACCAGGAACAACTCCTGACCAAGAAGGCCCGCCAAAAAGCATCCCAGGCTGTCCGAGAGCGGAAACGAAAACTCCCTCAAACATTTGACCGGGAGCTGGCCGCAACCCTCTACGACAAGGGAGCCAACGACCTGCAAATCGGCCTGGCCTGCAACGTCTGCAAAAAGACCGTTGCAAACTGGAGAAAGGCCACAAACCGCCCCAGCCATCAGCCCCGGGGCAAAAATTACACCGAAAAGGAGAAAACCCTATGAACGCCATCCAGATCAAGAAAGCCGCCCTCGCCGATGACACCATGATCCGGGCGATTGCCCCCGCCATGAAAAAGCGCCACGCTGAGCAGGCCAAGAAGGGCCGAAAAGCCCGCACCAACGCCGCCCTAGCCCGTCTCGGCATCCCTCTCCGGGTCCTGTGATCCGGGGGAAGCACCGCCTCTGCCATGTTTGCGGGAGGGACTGGAACGTCTCCAGCATAGACCCAGGGGGCAAGCACTACGTTTGTCCCCACTGCGAGTGGCAGAAGCGCAGAAAGGGGGCTGATGACCATAAACCGCAAAAACCCTTTCGAGGGCGGGACCCGTCCCTGGAATGAGCAACCTCGCCCACCTGGCCGCCCGCAACGGACGGACCCGCCGCAGCTGATCTCCATCTGCCTACACTGCCACCTGGAGGAGTGCCATCCAGAGAACCGGGAGTGCCCCCTGAACCGGCAGTATCGCCGGAGGATGGAGATCCCAAAAGACCTGGCAGACCTGGCAAAAACCATGACATACCAGGAGCTGGGGGACCACTACTGTGTCTCCCCCGACCGGGCCAAGCGGTGGTGCCACACCCTGGGTCTCCCTCGAAAGACCGGACGGCCAAAGCGCCCCCGCCCCCCACGGTTCAAAACCATGTACCTAAACGGAGTCGGGATCCACAAACTGATGCAGTATTTCCAAGTTGGGTCCGACGTCGTTCATCGTTGGATCCAAGAAACAGAGGAGGAAATGAACCATGACACCAAGTAACGCCTACAACCCCTTCCCCCGCAAAGTCCAGATGGAGATCACCGCCCAGATGGTCCAGAAGTGGATCAAGGACGAAGCTCTCCAGGACTTCCTGGACTACCTCACCATCGCCAATCCATGCGTCCTGTCCGTCTATCTGACCGAACGGGAAGAGCTTTTCGAGGAATGGGTCCTCTCCGGGGGAGGTGCGCAGTAATGGGGGTCAGCGTCCTGATTTATGGCCGCTCTGGGGCTGGAAAATCCCGGTCTCTGAAAGAGTTCGGCGAGGATGAGATTTTCCTGGTGAATGTGATAGGAAAGCCCCTCCCGTTCCCTGGAAAATTCCGCTACACCGCCAAGACCGACAGCTACAACACAATCCAAAAGGGATTGAAAACCATGCCCACCAAGGCTGCCGTCATCGACGACGCCGGGTACCTGCTCACCAACACATTCATGAGGGGGCACTCAGCCCCCAAGAGCGGCAGCAGCAGTTTCGACCTCTACAACGACATTGCAGACAGTTTTTGGGGCCTGCTCCGCTTCATTCAGAACGACCTCCCCGAGGACGTGATTGTCTACATCCTCATGCACGAGGCAACCAGCGACTACGGAGAGACCAAGCTGCGGACCATCGGCAAGTTGCTGGATGAAAAAGTCTGTGTGGAGGGGATGGTCTCTATCGCTCTTCGCTGCATGGTGGAGGGTGACCGTCACTATTTCCGCACTCAGTCCTCCGGCATGGACATAAGCAAGTCCCCAGAGGAAATGTTCCCACTTGAGATTGAGAACGACCTGAAAGCCGTCGACACCCGCATCCGGGACTACTGGAGCCTGTCTCCCCTTACGGGAGGTGCGTCGGATGCCTGAGTTTTCGAGTGGCGTAAAGGAATATATCCGAGCCAGTGCCATCGTAGAAGTTTTCTTTCCTGTGGACTTCCACGATCGGGCAGACGTTTCCTGCTCCCAGTGCCCATACTTCCGCTACACTATCCGACACTGCGGGCTTAATGATAAAATCTGCGAGTACCCGGAAAGATACATTGGGAGCCACTGCCCCCTCACTTTCCATTCATCTGACAAGGAGGAAGACAAGAATGAGGAGAATTGATTGGGACAACGTCCAGGAACAGGGGGACTTCACCCCCATCGCCCCTGGCGGTTATGTGGCCGCCATCATGGACGTGGAGGACCATGAGGACAGAGAGTACATCATGGTGATGTGGGACTTCGTGGAGGAACCCAACCGGGGCGCAAACTCCCGCGTTCACAAGGCCAAGGGCTACTGGCCCATGCGGTTCCCCCGCAGCTATAAGGAGTCCGCCCTGGGCTTCTTTAAGGCATTCAAAACCCAGCTGGAGAAGTCCAACCCCGGCTTTCAGTTCCACGAAGACCGGCTGGACGATCTCCGCCGGAAGTACATCGGCGTTGTTTTGGGCGAGGAGGAATACATTGCCAACGATGGCTCTGTAAAAACTCGCCTGGCTGTCCGCTCCACCCGCAGTGTGGACGCCATCCGCAGCGGAGACTTTACCGTCCCCCCGCTGAAAACCCTCCAGAACGGCGCAAAGGCATACGGTGGCGACACCCGCGGATTTACCGACATTTCCAACGAGCCGGACGAAGATTTACCGTTCTAAGGAGGCCAACATGGAAAAACTGCTCATTACCCGCAAGGAGGCCGCCCAGGCCCTCAATATCTCCGTAGACACCCTGGACGAACTGAGAAACGCCGGGAAGATACGCGCCATCACTATTGGCGCAAGGGTGTATTACTCCCCAGATGAAT